AAGACGTGAGACATCTATTGGTTTTTCCTCAATTTTTCTTTTGAGAAATATGTATGATGCTGAAGAAATAAGAACTAGTGCAAACAAAATTTTGAAAATATCTGGAGATATCTCAGAGGATACGAATGCCCCAAGTATGGTACCAGGAACAGCCATTAAGCCAAGCTTCCATCCAAGTGAAAGTTCTATCCGTTTTTGTTTAGCATACATAGCTGTTGACGCCACAGAATTACTAAATACAGCAAATAGGCTGTTGCTTACTGCTAATGTGGGAGAAAATCCCATGAATGACAATACGGGAACAATGATTATCCCTCCACCCAAGCCAATTATTGATCCTAATATTCCCGCAACAAACCCAAGCGGAATTAACCAAAGTTGTTCAAACATATTATATCGATATTATTTCCAGTTTAGATTTTTCCGTTATGTTAAACTTGTCAACAAAACCCGCAGTTACTTCTAATACATACTTAGCATTATCACCTGATACACCATTTTCTCTACATGCAACAACTTCTATAGTCGTCTCGCATAATGGAACATTTTTCTCAATTGCAACAACATTTGCATTTTCATCAAACCAAATTATGTCTAAATTAAATTGCATACCCAACATCCACATGGAACGTGTTCCGGATCCATCAAAAACAAATAGCATGCCCTCATTATACGGAAGTTTTTCAGGGTTCCATGATAATCCTCTTGTCATCAATTCTTTTGTATCTGCAATTTGTACCTCCAAGATTTTATCGTCAATCATTATTGTACCACGTGGAAACTCAACAGATTCAAGCTTGAGGTCAGTTGGAAGAGTAAGCATTCCTGCTACTCCAATAATAACTGCAGCAGCTACAATGGGAATCAAAACCTGAGTTCTTGTTGGCATAAATTTAGATGATAATAATACGCTTAAAAACTGACTGACATTTTCGGTATATAGTTTCGTGTATATGACGTATATGCGTGAGATCTACTATCTAATTTTTGTTTTTAATCATTCCCTTATGCCTGGTCTTATCATATAATTTTACATACAATCAATTAAATCTAAACTTCCACCTGTAGGGATGGGAGCATCTTTAATAATGTAATAGTTTGTTGAAGTATTTTTTACATAAACAGTAATATCTACTGATACACCAGAAGTATTAGTACATCTTACACCTATGATTGCATCATTTGTTGTAGTAGCTGCTCTTAGTTCCATAGGGGAAGCCAAGAGAGTGATATTTCTTTTTAGTGTTCTTTGAAAATTTTGAGCCATTTGTTATCCTAATTATACCATATTTTTGCCATGTTGTAAACTACAAGGCAATCGCCATAGCCACAGCAAAACCTGCTGAAGCTTTCGTATCTATTTGGTCCTGTGCATTAGAAGCCAAAGTATTAATATACTGGAATTCTGTACTTGTAACAGTTCCATCTGCTATTTTTGTAGCATCTATTAAAGCAGATAAAGTTGTTACTCCTAAATTATCAGAAGTAAAAGCACCACTTATCGCTTTATTTTTCCAAACACTTGCAGCATTATCATATATTAAATAATTAGCATCTGCAATACCTGCAATCGTTACATCATTTAATTCTGATAATTCATTTTCTGTTGCAACTTGACCATCAACATAAGCTGTTGTTGCAAGTTTAGTTGAGTTATCACTTGCTGATTGTGTAGGAGCTGTAGGATTTCCAGTTAAATCTGGAGAAGCTAAAGCTGCTTTTAAATCTAATTGTGTTTGAATATCTGAAGTTAGTCCATCTAATCTTTGAAACTCTGTATCACTTACTGAACCATCTGCAATCTTTGTTGCATCAATAGCTGCTGCAGCTTTAATATCTGCATTAACTATATTTGTAATAGTATTATCATCAGAATCAATTGATTTATTTGTAAATGTAGTTGTACTACTTGGAGTAACAGAGTGAGCTTGAGAATCTACATAAGCTTTAATAGATTGTTGAGATGCAACTGCTATAGCAGAATCATCTGCTAAAGTATCGTCATCTAAAAATGCTGTACCACTAAGTGTTCCATTTAAAACTGGGCTAGTTAATGTTTTAGCTGATAAAGCTTGAGTTCCAGTTAATGTAACAACACTACTATCAATTGCAATATCATCTGCATTTGCAGTAATACCTGTTCCACCAATAACATTTAAAGTAACATCACCTGATGTTCCTCCACCTGTTAAACCACTTCCTGCAACAACTGAAGTAATATCTCCAACTGGTATAGTTGCTACTTGAGTATCAACATATGTTTTAATAGATTGTTGTGAAGATACAGCAGTTGCAGAATTAGAAGACATAGTATCTTCATCTTTAAAAGCTGTTCCACTAATAGTTGTATTAAGAACTGGACTTGTTAATGTTTTATTTGTAAGAGTATCTGTAGTATCTTTACCAACTAATGTATCTGTTGAAGTAGGTAAAGTTATTGTTCCAGTATTTGAAATACTAGAAATAATTGGAGTTGTAAGAGTTTTATTTGTTAAAGTTTGTGTTCCAGTTATAGTTACAACATCACCTGTTGGTGTGTTAATAACTGGACTTGTAAGAATTTTATTTGTAAGAGTTTGAGAACCAGTTAATGTAGTAACTGTAGCATCAATTGCTATATCGTCTGCGTTAGCAGTTATACCAGTTCCACCAATTACATTTAGAGTTGGTATTGGTCCTGATAAATCTGTTCCAGTTAAACCACTTCCTGCTACAATAGAAGTAATGTCTCCGACAGGGACTGCATCTACATAAGCTTTAATTGCTTTAGCAGAAGCTAGTGTATCATCACTTGCTGAAACTGAAGCTAAATCTGTATCAACAGATGTAACACCAGTTGAAGAACCAATAACTAAAGTATCAATATTTGCAGTTCCATCAATATGTATATCTTTAAATTCTAAAGAAGCTGTACCTAAATCTATATCATTAGTTAAAATTGGAACGATTGCTCCATCTTGAATTCTTACTTGTTGTACTGCTGCAGAACTTACATCTGTATAAAATTCTAAATGTTTATTTGCAGTATCAACTAAAATTTTATTTAATGGTGTAGCAACACCTGAATCTCCAAGGACAGAAATAACAGGACCTTCGGCTGCTGTGCCATCATGTTTATGTCCTGAAGTATTACTAAAAGCTGCTACTAAATCATTAAATTCATTATTTAAATCAACAGCTTCAATTGTAAGAGCATCAGCTATTTCGGCTGAACTTTGTCGTACATAACCTGCCATATTATCTTCTTCCTCCTGCTATAAATGATACAAATAATCCATTAACTGCATATGCAGCATTCGTATCATTACTATAAAATCTAAAACTATTTGAAAAACCACTTCCTATTACTAACATTCTTTTACTTGGTAAAGTTACTGCACCATAAGTTCCTGTTCCATATACAGCACTTCCATATAAAGATGTAGCTGCTAAATTACCAACATTAAATACACCAGGTTGGGGAACATCTGAAGATTCAAAATCATATCTAATTCTTAATTTTAAATCGTCTTGTACTCCTTCTGGTTTAATATTTGCTTTAACAGCATAAAGACTTTTTCTTAAACCATTATCGCCATAATCCATATCTGGTGTTTGAAATACTCCACTAATATTTTCACCATTAAAATTATTTCCACTATCATGCAAATAAACATATCCACTTTCATCTGCACTAAATTTCACTTCTTCATTAGAAGTATTTAAATCTGAAGTACAAGTCTTAACGACTAAACCTTTTGAATTACTCCATTCAAAAGCAGGAATTCCCTGTTCATCAAATTTAAATGTTCCTATAATTCCTTTTTGACTTGAATCTGCTTGACCTGATTGAAAGTAAAATAATCTATATTGACTTCGTTCTCTAATAACCATACTTGCAAGAGTATAATCAGCAATATTATCTAAAAGTTCATTTATTAAAGGTAAGATTTTTCTACTAACCGAACCAATTTCAACGTCACCAATTCTAGCTGTTCCAGCAACTGTTCTTAATCCATCAGGTGCTAAAAATATTAAATCTCCACCAATTTCCTGAATTGTATTTCCATCTATACAACCTATATTTTTGGTTATAGACTTAAGTATAGGGTCAGAATCAAGACTTGTCAACTCAAATATACTGTTTTTACAAAATATAATAAGAGTATTTCTAAATACTTTAATGCCTACAATAATATCTCCAACATCAATTGCTCCTGAACCAGTAGCTTCAAAATCATAAGGTTTTAAGCGGCTACTATAAGCAACAGTACTTGTTGATACTGATTGTCCAGCTACAACTAATCGTTCTGAAAAAATCGTAGCTCTTGAAGGATTAACTGGAGCTGACCTATCTACTTCTTCAAAATAATAACTATATACACCACCTGATTTAGTAATTTGAAATTCAGCTATTTTATTAACATCATCAACAATATATAAAGTTCCATAAGCACCTTGCGATTCATATTTAGCAAACTGATTATTAACTTGATTAGTTCTTGCAATTGTTGTAGCACTTGATAATTCACTAGCTATCATTCCACTTCTATAAATAGCTTGACTACTAGCAGTAGATACAACATCAATATCTAATGTTAAATTTGTATTATCTGTAATAGATAAAACTCTATATTTAATACTATTAATTTTTACTCTATCATCTACAGCTAATTCAGTTGTAAAAGTTGTTCCAGTTCCAACAACTGCTGCTGAACTTGCAGTTACTGCAACTGTACCTGTAAGAGCTTTATAAGTATCTTTATTTATTTGAGTCCAACTTATACCATCTAGACTCCAATAAATATTATTAGCTTGACAAGCAATAACTCCATCAGCATATGGAACTATTCCTGTTATATCATCTGTTGAAAGACCAGTTGGAATTGTTGCACTTGCTCCACCCCATTTTGCAAAACCATTTATTCTTCGATAGCCACCTGTTGTAGCTGATTCAAAGTTTTGTAAAATAGTTGCAGCTCCAGGTGTTCTAAATAATGCATGAGCACTTGAAACTAAATCTAAACCTCCTGCAACTGTAATGGAAGCTCCTTGTGTTGGCATTTAAATTTTCCTTATGGTAACAAATATGTAAATCTTACGTCTGACATATATTGTGGTTGTGGTGAATTTAAATTATCAGCCATTGACTGTAATCCTTTTTTATATTCGTCTAATGCTAATTGTGATTGAGCTATATTATCTTTAAATTGATAAATATAATATCTAGCTCTTGCTAATAAAACTGTTTTATATTGTTCTGGAAATGCAACTTCATCTGTATCTGCAGATAAAGCAGTTGGTCTATTATATGCAAAGAAATAAATTCTATATACACCATCAGGTATAGGTGATAATCCAAATCTTCTTCCATCTGAACTTCTTATAACTCTAACAGGTACACCATAGGTTGAAGAATCTGCTGCAGCTTTTTCTTCTGCTGCTGCATAAGTATCTCTCCAAACTGTTAGAGTTGTAAAAGGAATTTTACTAATTGTATAAGGTGCAGTTTTTCCTGATACTCCTTCCGTTGATAAAGTAAAAGCATCCCAATTAACTGAATCATAATCAGTATCTACTC